CCCTCGGAAAAATCCCGGCAAAAATCTGGGCAAAAACGGCAACCCTGGAACAAAACCCACCACCCCCGGGAAAACCTGGAATCCGAGCGCGAGTTGCCATTAGAGCGCGAGTTGCCTTTATTCCTACGCACGCGAGGTTACATCGTGGGAGATGACACCCAAAACAACACACCCGATAAACCTAACACATTAGAAACTGATGAGGCGAGACTCCTGATCAACACGATCAAGCTGGCGATCGCTCATCTAGCACCCATTGATTCGAGTAAACAGTTTGCGGCGCTCACAACTGCCGCGGAGATGTTGGTAGCTGTTGCGATAGAACGGCTCCCCTCGCATGAGCGCGCGGCATGCTTATATGCTTTCGCGTCTCAACTACTGACCCCTCCGCCGCGGGGTTATTCGCGGATAGCAGAATCCATCCTGATTGACCTGAACCCCCGCGATCGCTAAGATCTAATCCAACTCGCCTGTGCTGGGGCTGGTACCTGGGGAAACGCCCCCGTGTGAGACTTCACGCGGGGGCGTTGCTTTTCCGTCCGCTCCCTTGCGATATGGTGTGTTCTCCCTATAGTGATCTCACGTAGGGAACCATGAAACGCCAAGTCACAGGGCCCGTGTACACCCAAGAGATCCGCACTCGCCTCATTGAGGCGTTTCGGATGGGGGCTACTCGCGAGCATGCGGCGGCGTTTGCGGGGCTCACCGTGCGTGAGCTCGATGAGTGGTTGTCCGCGGGGGAGTTGGGCGAGGAGCCTTACGACATGCTGTTCCGCGAGGTGAGCCGTGCGATCGCGGAGGATGCGATTCGTAATCAAACGGTAGTGAGCCGCGCGGCTGCGGGACAACCCACCCAGGGGAATTGGCGAGCGGCGGCGTGGAACCTTGAGCGCAAGTTCCCGCGGCTGTATGGGCGAGCGGCGGGAGCACCCGATGACAAACCGCTGAGCCCCTACCTGGATAAAGCCAGCGTATGAGTGCGGGGCTCGGGGAGGAGCCCCAGCTCCGCAGCGAGGGGCAACGCATGTTCCTCCACGTCACGGGATCGATCCACGCGATCACCCGCGAGCTCCACATGCGCAGTCCACAGTCCGTGCTGGATTGGCGGCATGGTCGCAAGACACCAGGGGCGGAGGCTCGCGCAAAGATTGAGAACGCGTTTGGAATCCCTCAACGCGCGTGGCTCATCCGCCCCGGCGGCTCGCTCGATCCCGCCGCCGCCGCACCCTCGCCCCCGAGCACCCTCGCCCCCGTGGCCACTCCAACCACGTTGGAGGATTGTCTCGCGCTCCTCGCAGCCATACGCGCAGATCGGAACCAGCGCGGGCTGATGAGCCCTGAGCGGATCCGTTTGTCGGAGGCGGAGGCTAAGGTCCTGACACTCCGCATGCGATTGGAGGCGGCTGTTGAGCTCTCTGAGGATCGCTATGTGCGGGACCACCCAGGGTGGGCGCGGCTTGAGCGCTGTTTGCTCGCCGCGCTTGAGCCGTACCCCGATGCATCGCGCGCGGTGGCGGCGGCGATCGCGCGGGTGTTCGTGGATCCCAGGCAACAGCAACAGGAGGAGGGCTGAGAATGTTCGATACGAAAAACAAGGGTAACAGTCAGGACAGCTGGAACGATAGCGGCGCAGCTGTGGGCGCTACGGTGATCGAGGGGTTTTATCTAAGTCGGGAGTTCGCGGATGAGCAGCCGCGGATCCGCGATGTGGAGCTGGGGGAGCGGCTCGGATACTCGCGGGTGCGGGACATTCGAGCGCTAATCAAGTCGCTACTCAAAACAAAAAAACTAAGCAATGTCCACAATCGCGGCGCTGCGCCGCGCCCCCATTTCGGGGCTAATGTTGCTGACACGGAATATTGGCTCACTCGAACTGAAACCTTGATCGTAATTGTTCGCTCAGACACCGCGATCGCCTATCAAATCACAGAACAAATCATCACGGTGTTCGAGGCGTTTCTAGATGGCAAGTTCCACGCTCGCCCCGCCTCCCCACCGCCCCCCAGCTCCCCGCAACTCGGGGACATCATGGAACAGCTCAAGCGTTTGAGCGCAGCCGTGGAGGCTCTCCAGTCCGGCCCCTCCGCCGCCACGGGAGCAGTCTCCCCCACCCAATACGCAGCGCTCCGCAGTGACGCAGGGGTGTTAGCCCGATGGGAGCACCGTGCGGGCCTCGCCTCATCCGTGGCGGCTGCGCGAGCCTCGATCGATCAAGATCTCCGCTCCCGCACGGGCTGGGGTGGCAAGTCTCGCCCCTGGACGACGCTCCCCGCCCACCTCCTCGCGGAGGCCCGCACGGTGCTCCGCGAGCGGATGGCCCGCAGCCGCGCCCAGGTCCCCGAGGGTGACCAGCTCGCGCTCCCCTATGACCCCGATTCCAAGCTCAAGCACTAGCCCCCATGACATCCACGGCTGCGGCGGAAGTCGCGGATCGCCGCTGGGGGCAAACCCCCGAGCCCACCCTGTGGACGTTCGCGGAGTCCTTCCGCCGCAAGCTTGAATACCAAGTCTCAATCACCACGCACCTCAAGTTCCCCGATCCTAAGTACGCGGAGGATCCGGTGGGATTCTTTCGTGAGATCCTGGGGCTGGAACCATGGTCTAGACAAATCGAGGTACTAGAAGCTGTATGCACACACGATCGCGTGGCTGTATGCAGCGGACATAAGGTAGGCAAGTCCAACAGCGCGGCGGGGATCGCACTGTGGTTTTACTGCTCGTTCCCCGATGCGCGCGTGGTGATGACCAGCACCACCTCCCGCCAAGTGGATCAAATCCTGTGGCGTGAGCTCCGCATGATGCGCGCTCGCGGTGGGCGGTGCGTGGCGTGCAAACGTGCGGATCCCGGTGGTCTAAAGATCCCGCGCCCCTGCGAGCACTCCACGGAGATCGAGGGCTACCAGGGGGAGCTCGCACGCACGGGCCTCAAGTCCGTGGACTTCCGCGAGATCGTGGGCTTCACCGCGAAAGAAGCGGAGGCGGTGGCGGGGATCTCAGGCCATCGGCTGCTCTACATCGTGGATGAGGCGAGCGGCGTGGATGACCAGATATTCGAGGCCATCGAGGGAAACCGCGCGGGGGGCGCGAAGATCTTACTACTGTCTAACGGTACGCGTAATGAGGGGGAGTTCTACGCAGCATTTACGGAAAAGTCGCAACACTACCATCACATGCGGATCTCCTCGGAGGAGTCGCCTAACGTCGTATCCGGGCTCCCCATCATCCCGGGACTCGCCACCCGCGAGTGGATCGAGGAAAAGAAACTCGAATGGGGCGAGGATTCCCCCCTCTACAAAGTGCGTGTCAAGGGGCTACACGCTGAGTTTGAGGATGCGAAGATCTTCCCGATCCACACCATCGCACTCGCGGAACAGCGGTGGGCGGACACCCCGGAAGCGGGGCGGCTGTTCGTGGGGCTCGATCCCGCGGGTGAGTCCGGTATGGGCGATGACACTTGCTTCTGTGCGCGGCGGGGGCTCAAACAACTCGCACTCGACACGAAACGCGGGCTCAACGATGACCAGCACCTGGTGGCGTTGCTGGTGTTCCTAGACCGTTTCCGCCTCCCCCGTGAGATCCCGGTGGTGGTGCTCGATCGCGATGGCTCGATCGGTGCGTCGCTGTTTGGGTTGCTGCGGAACTACACACAAGACAATCCCCATGTGTTTGAGCTGGTGGCGGTGCGCTCCGCCGATCGAGCGTTCCGCCGCCCCCAGCTGTATGACCGCGTGAGGGATGAGCTCGCCGCGAACTTGGAGGGGTGGCTCCGCGAGGGTGGGGCCATCCTGGAAAACGCCAAGCTCTCGGGGGAGCTCCACGCACTCGAGTGGAAACAGGCGGTGACAGGGCGGCTCAAGGTCACCCCGAAGGACCAGCTCCGCAAACAGTTAGGGCGATCACCGGACAGATACGATGCCACCGCCCTGAGCGTGTGGGAACCACTCAGCCTGAGCGATCACGTAACCGCCGCCCCCGCTCAGCCCTCCGCCGCCCCCGCGAACTACGCCGAGAACACGTTTGACCCCTACAACGCTTTAGACTCATGGCGGCGTTAGGTGTCTACTAACTATGTAGTAGTAGACTGTTTGCGTTAGTCCGTGGCCTGTACACAGACTCCACCGCATGAGCCTAGTGGGAGCCGCCACGGAGTGGCTGCGCGGTGTGAGCATCTATCGCCCACCCGTTCCGCAGTCATCCTCCCCTGACACGTTCATCGATTCCCCATCGATTGAGCGCATGCGGCGAGCCCTGGGCGGACAGTTGCAAAACGTCCCCTGGGTGCGTACGCGGTGGTACCTCGCGGATCTTGAGAACGCGGAGCACAACGCGGACGGGGGCAACCTCCGCCGCGCGGGGGAGCTCATGTCGTTTGCTCGCCGTGATGGGGTGCTGAGCGGCGTGCTCAGCACGCGCACCAGTGGGCTAGTCCGGCTCCCCCGCAAGTTCCGCGGGGACCGCGAGGCGATCGAGGCTCTAGAGCTGGGGCACGATTCCGTACGCTCGATCTACGATGAGATGCTACCCCCCGCGGAGCTCGCACTGCTCGCAGCCGATGGGATTTTGCTCGGGATAGGCGTGGCGGAGCTGTGTCCCGTGCGGGGGCGGGATTACCCCGTGTTAGTCCGCCTCGATCCCCAGTACCTCCAATATGTTTGGACGGAGGACACTTACTATTACCTCGCTATAGAGGGGAGAATCCCCATCACACCAGGTGATGGGCGCTGGGTGCTCCACACCCCCGGGGGGCGGCTCACACCGTGGCAGCACGCGCTATGGCGTTGCGTGGGCGCGAATGTGATCCGCAAGTCACACGCGAACATGCATAAGGATAACTGGGAGGCGAAACTCGCTAACCCCGCGCGTGTGGCTGTGGCTCCTCAAGGTGGAACTGAGCCGCAAAAGGAGGGCTGGTTCCAGTCCGTGATGGCCTGGGGGATTAACACGGTGTTTGGCCTGACACCTGGTTATGATGTCAAACTGTTAGAGTCCAACGGCGTGGGCGCGGAGTCATTCGCACGAACTATCACCGCGTGTGACAATGAGCTTATCATCGCGATAGCTGGGCAAACGGTGACCACCTCGGGGGGCGCGGGGTTTGCTAACAGCGACATTCACCGCACGATCCGCGCGGATCTCATCAAAGAAACCGCGGACAGCCTTGCGTATACAGTCAACACCCAGTGTCTCCCCGGGTTCATCGCCACCCGTTACGGGCTCGATGCGGTGGTGAGCCGCCCCGTGGTGGTTGAGTACGACGTGACACCTCCCAAGGATCGCAACGCGGAGGCTCAGTCACTGGTGACCGCCGCGAACGCGATCGCTCAGCTCCAAGTGGCGCTACAGCCCACGGGGCGAGTGCTCGATGTCCAGATCCTGTGTGAACAGTTTGGCATACCACTAGAGTCCACCCAGATGGGCGAGGTGGTCCCCATCACCCCCGCAAGCAACGATCAAGGGGTGGCGGCATGAGCTTGCGTCACTATGTCCGCACGGGGCTCCTCGCGTTCGACCCCATGGCGTTTGGGATCCTGTTCCTCGGGGACTGCGCCCCGCCGCCTAACCGCACGGTAGGCGCTACCACCGTGGTCACTATCCGCGGGCCCTTGGAGTCACACGGGGGCGCGGGGTGGGATTCCTACGATGAGATCCGCACGCGCATCGAGGATGCACTCGCATCCCCCTCACCGTTCGTGCTGCTACAGATCTCATCCCCCGGGGGCGAGGCGGCGGGGTGTTTTGAGCTGGGGCGGTGGATCCGCGGAGCCGCCGCGCTCACTGGCAAAACGATCCTCGCGTACATCGAGGATCGTGCATGTAGCGCGGGTTATGCCATCGCGTGCGGGGCTAGTAAGATCTACCTGAGCGATAGCGCGATCGTGGGCTCGATCGGTGTTCTGTCCACTCGCCTCGATGCATCCGCCGCCGCGGAGGCTCGCGGGATCCGCATGGCGTTCATCGCGAGCGGCGCGCGCAAAGCGGATGGACACCCCGAGCTCCCGCTGAGCGAGGATGAATACACCGCGCAGCAAACGCTGGTGGACAGCCTCGCGCGTGTGTTTTTCGATGTGGTGAAGGAAGCCCGCGGCATCGATGCCGCCGCCTTACAGGCTGCGGTGTTCCACGGGGATGCGGCGATCGCTGCGGGGCTCGCCGATGAGCGGCGACCCCTTGATCAACTGTTAGTGTCATTGTCAGGGGGTTTGCCTATGGGTGCGATGGATGAGGCTCGCGCATCGCTGCGCAAAGCGATGGATGGGGATGATGAGAAAGAAGCAGCCGCCGCAAAGCGCGCGCTCGCTGCACTGGATGCGGGGGAGGATGAGCCGGACGGGGATGAGGCTGAGCCCAAACCCAAGTCTGAGGAGGAGGAGCCACCCAAGAAAAAGGAGCCCGATGGCGATGAGCCCGCGAGCGCGGCCTACAAGGTGGCGGCGGACGCACTGAGCGCGGTGCACTCGCTGCGCGCTGAGCTCGCCGCGCGTGATGCTCGCACGGAGCGCACACGGCTCATCGAGACTCGTCCCGATCTCACCGCGGACTTTGTGGCGGTGCTCGAAAAACTCCCCGTAGCCACGGTGAAGGAACTGCTCGCCAAAACCCCGCGGCTCAGTGGCCACGTGAGCGCGGAGGATGCGCTCCGGGCGGGCGGAGCCAAACCCACGCGCGGTGAGCAGTCCGGGGGCGGGAGCCGTCTCAGCGCGGAGGAAAAGCTCGCGCTCGACAAGCGGATGGGGCTCACCGATCAAACCCTGACAGTCAGTCAGACTGAGCACCGCCTCACCCTGGGCGAGACGGTATCGAAGATCCGAGGGGAGGCGAGCAAACATGGCTGAGCGAATGACCATCCAGGCAAACTGGGGGTTCTATGACTTTGTACTCAAGTCCGGTGTGAGCGCTGAGCGCGGCAACATCGCGGTGATTGACACTGCGGACGGCTCAGTGACAAACGCGGGCCCAGGGACGGGGCTCGTTCCCATCGGTATCTTTCAACGGAGCGTAACCGGGGACGGTGTTGTCACAGTCCAGGTCAAACTGTGGTTTGAGCTCCGCGCGTATTGGTATGACAACGATGCGGCGGGGACCCCTGTTGTCATCGCGAAACGGGGTCAGCTTTGCTACCTCAAAGATGCGCACACCGTGACATCAGTAGCCACGGGATCCCCCGCGGGGATGGTGCTCGATGTGAACACGAGCAAAGGCGTGCTGGTCCTGTTTGGTTACAAGACGTTCTGAGGGGGATCACTAACCATGCCTGCTATTACACCATCATTCATGTTTGACCTGGAATCCAACATGCGGGTTATCACCGCACAGGATTACCAGCGTTTGGTACAGAACCTCTGGTGGCAAAAGATCGCCAAGACGATGCCATCGGGAGCCAAACGGGAGCGCGTGAGTTGGCTCTTAGACTCCGCCCGCATCCAGCGCACCGGACACGGTGGCAACATCGAGTTTGAGGATGTGGTGGCGCTCACCACGGAGGTAGAGAACCTCAACGCAGCCGCGGGCCTCAACGTCAAGAAAGAGCAATTCGAGGATCTCGACGGGAACGGGATCGATCTCGCCTCGCACTGGTCCCGCACGATCGGTGCATATGCCGCGTACTGGCCGCAAAAGTGCATCGCAAAAGCGATCCTCGCGAACGGGCTCACGTACGATCAAAAGGCGTTTTTCGCCGTGGATCACCCCGTCAACCCGTACAACCTCGCGGCGGGGACGTTCACGAACCTGTTTACCGCGGGCTCGGGACCTGGGGCGTTGCCGATCGGTGGAGCCACTACGCTTGATGTAGCGCTGGCAAACCTCGCCAAGGGGATCGCATACATCTCCACGATCAAACTCCCCACGGGTGAGGATCCACGGTTTCTGCGCGTTAAGTACATCCTGGTCCCCCCAGCGCTATACGCGCGGACCACTCAGCTCACTCAGGCAAAGTACATCGCCCAGGCTGCGGCGGCGGGCGGCGGCTCAGGTGATATCGAGGCGGTGATCCGCTACTTTGGCCTAGGCGAGCCGATCGAGTGCCCGGAGCTCAGCGCAGGTTTCCCGGGTGGCGCAGACGATGTTTACTACCTCGCGTGTGAGGACATTCTCACCAGCGAGCTAGGGGCCTTCAACTACGTCAATCGCGAGCCTTTTTCGATTCTATATTACGGGCCTCAAAATGATGGGGATCTGGCTCGGATCCGCATGTTCCAGTGGACCACGGAGGGACGTAACAACGTCCTAAACGGACACCCCTACTTGCTGTTTAAGTGCCCAGCCGTATGAACACCTGAGACATGGGAGCGGGCCGCCGCGCCCCTCCTAACTGTTGCCCACACCGCGCGGAGCTCCCTCCCATGTCTACTACGCCATACCTCACGCTCGCTGAGTTCCGCGCGGCATCCATCATGCCTAGCGCGTTTGTTGACCAGCTTGAAACCGCTGAGCCTGGGTGGATCGAAACCCGGTTATTGTACGTGTCGAGCAAACTCGATTCACGCCTCGCGAAACGGTATGACGCACCGTTCAAAACGCCATACCCCATCGCGGTGTGTGACTGGTTAGTCCGCATAGTGACCTATGAGGCGTGGCTCAAACGCGGGCTATCCCCCACCGATCAGGAGGGGACGGTGTTCGAGCGTCACTATGAGACTGCGTTCACGGAGATCCGTGAGGCGGCGGACTCGGAAAAAGGACTGTTTGAGCTCCCCTTACGCAGCGACACGGATGCGGTGGGAGTGACTCGCGGCTCCCCGCGCGTGTACGTGGAAACGTCCCCCTATATCGCGTTCGATCAACAAGCCTGCATCGGACATCGGGAGGATGCTAATGGGGGCTGTTAGTATTGACTCCGTGATCGCTGCGCTGGAACACCTCCCGGTGGCGGTCATCGATGAGGCGGGGCCCGAGCTCTCCGCCGCGCTGCGCACGGTACTCGAGGAGGCGATCAAGGCTGAGCGAGCCCCGAGCACGGGGATCCCCTGGGCGCCCCGGAAAAAGGGCTCAGGCCCCATGCTGCAAGGGGCCCCGCTGGTCCTGGGCGTGGCGATGGTGGGGCGGACTGTATGGTGTCGACTCAAGGGGGTGGAGGCTCGCCACTCGCGAGGCTGGGTGCGTGGCGGTACCGCGCGCCCCTTGATGTTTGTTGACCAGCTGTCACCCGATGCGATCGCCGCGCTCACCGCGGTCATCAATCGCCGCGTGCAAACAGCTCTCACACCTACGGAGGGGGTCTAACTGTATGGCGTACCTGTTAGCGTTACCGTGGCTGTTTGACCAGGTGAGCGCGGACTTCGCGGCGGAGAGTGTCCCCGCGGTCAACATGTTTGGGTGGCGTATCCCAGCGCAGCACGCGATCGGGAATCGCCTCGCGTGGGTACCTGGGGATCCCACGGGAGCGTTCGGCCTGGTGGGGCCCGCACGCAACCCCGGGGGCTATCCGCGCTCCCTCGCCACCACGCGCGAGGTGTTTACGGTCATCATCAACGGACAAGACCCCGCGGAGCCTGAGAACGAGCGGCTTCAATACGCGGTGGTCCGCTACCTCCGTGATGCGTGGTACCGCGCGGTTCACAATAATGTGCACGGGGCGTGGGCGCTCAAGTCCGAACAGTGGCTGATTGACCGCAGTGAACGCCGCTACGGGGCGGCGCTGCGCATCATCGCGGAGATTGAGGCCACCGTCCCCGATCTTCCCTACTCGCAAATCCCACCGTGGGCGACCCCCGAGCCCGTGGGCGCAAGCATCGATGTCACCGAACTAGACGTCACAGAAAACATACAGGTGAGCACGTGACACAACCGAATGTGTATATCACTGAGCTCGATGGTGCACTGGGAGTGTTGCCATCGAGTGCGGGCAAGCTCACCGCGTTCATCGGGTGCGCTACAGGTGGACCCCTCAACAGCCCCGCCGCGTTCGCACGCGTGACGGATCTGGTGGCCTCATTCATCGATGGGGAACTGGTGGAGGCTGCGGCGAGCTACATCTACACCACGGGGCGCCCCGTGCTGGTGGTGCGAGCCGCCGCCACCACCGCGGCGACGATCGGAACCATCCAGCTCAAGATGACCGGGACTAGCGTGGTCACCGCCGCGGTAGCCCCAGTGACTAAGCCCGCGGACAACTATGAGCTATTAGTCCGTTTCCCCACGGGTGGAACGGTAGGAACCGCGGGCCCAGTCTATGAGGCGAGTTTTGACGGGGGACGCAACTGGGAGCCCGCCGTAGCCCTGGGCACGGCAAACAGCATCACCCTGGGCGGCGTGGTGTTCTCACTCGGGGTGGGGACGATCGTAGCGGGTGACATGTTCGGGGTGACCACCCACGCACCCACGTGGAACGGGACCGATCTCGCCGCCGCGCTCACGGGCCTGGGCCAAAGTGCCATCCAGTGGGAACAGCTGTCGCTGGTGGGTGTGCTCACCGCCGCGCTCGCTGGGCAAGTAGACACCTGGTGTGTGGGGCTGCGGAACTCACAGCACAAATATCGTTCGTGGATCGGCGGGGCTCGTTTGCCGCTGCGCGACACCGCCACCCCGGAAACGGAGGCGGCATACGCCACCGCGATGGGCGCGGAGTGGGCGGGGTTTGCGACCACGCGAGGGACGGTGAGCGCGGGAGCATGCCGTCTCGTATCGGGTGTGAGCGGGCGGCAATATCGCCGCTCCGCGGGGTGGCCCATCGTGAACATCCAGGGTGATGTCTCGGAGGAGGTAAACACCGCGGACATCAATCTAGGTGCACTCCCCGGGGTGTCCATCCGCGATGCGAACGGTAATGTGGATGAGCATGATGAGACTATCAATCCGGGGTTAGATGACCTGGGGCTAGCGGTGCTGCGCACGTGGGATGGATACGGGGGGACGTACATCAATCGCCCCTTGATCAAGTCCGCCCCGGGATCGGACTTCACCATCATCCCCTATCGCCGCGTGATGAACCTCACGGAGGTGATCGCGTATCAGTACTTTGTCCGCCGCCTCAATCGCCCCATCCGCGTGGATGCGGCGACGGGCTACATTCTGGAAACGGACGCCTTAGAGATTGAGGCCGGGGCAAATGCGGTACTCCGCGCGGGGTTGCGGGCAAAACCCAAGGTGTCTGCGGTGACATTCACGCTCTCCCGCACTGACAACATTTTGTCTACCAAAACCCTCACGGGTTCCATCCGCTTGACGCCGCTCGCGTACCCCGAGGTAATCCAACTAGACACGTCCTATTACAACCCCGCGCTCGCGGTGAAGGCAGCGTAAGGTCATGGCCGACAAGATCCGAGTTAATGAATCCCAGCTGAGCTGGGGGTCCATAGTCCTTCGCATCGCGGGGGAGGATTTTACGGGTTTCACCGCGATAAACTACGCGGACAAACGCGAGCGGGTGAAGGCCTACGGCATGGGGCGCCACCACGCCCCCCGTGGTCGCAGCCGCGGCAAGTACACGATCGAGCCCGTCAAGCTGGTGGGGTGGAAGTCTTCCGTGTCCGCTGCGCGCGATGCACTCGCTCAACAGTCCATCACGGGGAGCTACTCTGATTTTGAGTTCCAGATCGTGGTGATGTTTAGCGAGCCCGATGAACCATCGCTCACGGTGGAGATCAATGGCTGTGTGTGGTCATCGGACACCAGCAACCACGAAGAAAGTCCCGATCCCCTCAAAGATGAGGTTGAGATCGATGCGATGTACATCCGCCGCAACGGTCGAACGCTGTTTGATGAATCCCAGGGAGCTCCCACGTGAGCGCGCCCAGCACGGTGGAGGAGCAGCTCGCGGAGGTGCGGGCTCGCCGCGCAGCCCTCGCAGCGGAGCGGGAGGCGATACTCACGGGCTCGCCCGATGATGAGCTCGTGCGGGAACAGCGAGCACTCTCCGCGGAGGAGGCTCTCACCGCCGCTCAGCGTCAATACGGCGCCAAGCGCGTGGCGATGGTGACCACGGATGAGGGGCCCGTGGTGCTGCGGTGTCCGCACGTGGCGGCACCACGGGCCCCTCAAGATCGGAAGAGCACACGTCTGAACTCCAGTCACAGC